CGACACCCAGGCCGATGCGTCCACGGTTCAGCAGCTGCGACTGTAGTCGGCTCCGGGCGCGGTCAATCTCTGGCCGGCGCAGGGTCTGCAGGCGCTCCAGCTCTGCCGCCTCACGGCCCTTGAAGTCCATGGACCCCAGGTCTGAAAGGCTACGGGAGCCGAGTTCATTCGCCTGGCTGAATATGCCTTGTAGCTGCCCCGGAAGCCGGACGTCGAGTTTTCCCTTGTTTGTGTCCAGGGTGCCAAGTGGTGAACGCACTTCCTGTGGTGCGACTGCCGCCATGGCTGCGTTAGCCCCGCTCTGCAATCGGTCGCCGGCAAGCTTGTTGCCCAGCAGACCAAGGCCACCGGAAAGCAGACTCGAAAAGATGCTCATGTCGTCACCTCATGGCCACCCTGTATCGGCGGCCGGGTCATATGCCTGTGCCGTGTCAAGGTCAAAAGTATTTATTTCGGCCATTTTCGCCGTGCAATATTCGTCCCGGGCAATGGCCGTGCGTAGCTCCTGCGATGCTGACTGTCCTGGCAGCGCTTGGTTCAACAGTCGCAACATATCGAGCCCACCCAGTGCCGCCACGGTGGGGAAGTCTGCAGCGATCAGTGCCACCATATGAGCATGAGCCCGACGGCATGCCTTGGTTCGCTCCACGTCCGTGGCAAAGGCAACCTCCTTTGCATCGGCTGCAGCCTCCTCCTCCGGAGTATAGGGGATGTCCTTTACGGTTCGAACGCCCTTCTCGCGGTGTACGATGCGTCTGAATCTAGGCACTGATTGATACCTCGAGAATGGTGATTCGTGGAGCGCCCGCCGTCTCCCACGTTCCGACAAGCGGCGCTACATAGATGCCGTCGTGGACCTTTGCAGAAAACACATCATTAGCCTGGATGTTTATTTCGGTTGCTTCCGGGTTATTGCTGAAGCCGATGAAGCTGGTGTTCACGTCATCACCGAGTCCCATTACAAAGAACAGCGCAGAACATTGCGGGTCTGGTAATGGGCCGGTGGGCTCTTCCGGCCACTTGACGGAATCGGCCGTGTAATCTCCGCTCGCCGCCTCCGGCACCCCTGGAGACGTGGCTTGCGAGTAGAACATGCGGGAGTTGCTGTAGTCCGTAGCTCCTGCCACCGGCACACCGGCATCCGTTACCCTGAACTCGAATCTGGTCACGTTACCCTGTGGCCTGAAATTGCTGCAGATGATGATGTACCACTTGTTCGCCGTCAGGCCGGTCATTGTCAGAGACGGTAACCCGGCAAGGTCCTCATCATGCAGAACCGTGATGCCTCCGAATACGTCGGAAGCTGCCGCGCTATCCCAGGTCCCGCCGATGAACTGCAGAAGGTCAAGAGGGTTTGGCGCTGCGGGCTTGTCGATCTTCGTCGCTGAAGCGGTCGCTGCTGCGTCAAGCTCGCCGTCAACCTCCACGCCCTTGATCGTCTTTGCAGGGTCGCCCGTGGTAAGCCCGTCCTTGACGGTGAAGTTATATAGCCTGCTGTAGTCGGTCATGCTGCTAGCCTTCCAATTTTGGCGAGTATCTCGAAGCTGCTAAAGGAAAACGGGAAGCCGTCAATAGTGGCGCTTCCGCCCACCTGGATTATGTTTCCGCTCAAGCTCAACGGAACGACCACGCGCTTGAGTGCAACGCTGCTGCCGGTCCACTCGCCTATGCCGTACTCTGCATCCCCGTCTGGTGGTGGCAGATTCCATTCAGTTACCCCGAAATCACACAATATCTTTCTGTCTGCGGTCTGTATGGTCGAGAAGTCCGCAGCCCAGCGGATCCGGATCGTTGTGGTTGCCGAGCAGGCAATCAGGATGGCGATAGACTTCAATACCTTTTCACCCTGCACGCCCAGGTATGACCCGGCCGTTAGCCAGGACATGAAGTAGCTCGCCCCGTCATCCTGGTAGCCTGTGTGTTCTGCGACCTTGCCTGTAATGCCCATGTAGACTGTATTATCAGCCGCCACGTGTATCGACTGGTATCCGATGCCGTTCCACTCGAAGCCCCTCAGGTCGCCATCAGGCAACCGTCGCGCCAGATCGAAGTACCAGTAGAACGAAGTGTCAGGTAAAACAATCCGCGCTAGATAGGCGCGGTCGTTCGGGCTGTATGCCGCTTGTACCTTTGTTGCTGCTGCGCTCTGGCTGATCAGGGTCGAGCGTACATGAGACGACAGATCGGCCAGTGGCAGCGTGGAGAATTCAATGCCTCGGCTGACCGAGCGCAGGCCGTCATCGGAGAAGAAGATAAGGTCATTTCCCACCGCCACCAGGCTGTCCCGGAACCGGGTGCCCTTGGTGATGATGTCTACAAGCTGGAACGCAGCATCTGCAGGATCTTCGGCGTTGGCGTATACCAATATGCTGCGGGTTCCAAAGATAAGGAGATTACTTTGCAGCTCAGCGATAGCGGTGATCGTGTCAATGCCATCAGGCCACAGTTGCAGCGTATCAAGCGCCCCGGCACCCGATGTACCTAGCCATGTTGTCTCGTCGAGGGTCTTGCAAAACTTTAGCGTTGTGCCGTCGGAGTCCGCTATCCAAAGACGCCCAAACGCAGAAAGAGCACAATTTCCGGTCGGCAGTGTTCCATCGGTGGGTACGATGTCCGCAAACGTGGTGCCGCTGTAGACAATGGGCGTGTGCCCCTCCTGAACGCCAATCACCTTCCCGTTGAAATTCACAAACTGCCAGTCGTTCGCGGTCGGAGTCGTGATAGTTCCGGTGACGTCGGTCAGCGTGGTAGTGCCTTCGTAAATCAGCAAACCGCCGGCGGAGATAATCTCGGAGACCGTTGAGCTTTGGATGTACTCGTGTACAGACTCCGTAGGGTCGCTGTGGTCGCCCGTGGTGGTCAAAGCCGTGATGCCCTTCCTGGACGTGAGCTTCCCGGTTTCGTTGTATATCAGGTTCCGGCCCTCGACTAGCCACCGTGGATCGGTGATCGAGTCCTCGGTGTTCAAGCCGAAGCTTCCAGCGCCGTCTACCGGTATCTGTTGCAGCTGGCCGATCACGCCACTACCCAATCAGTTGCCATGCCCTCGACCCTGTTCGAGTTATCAATCGCAATCGCGTCGCTCAGCGCCTGCTGATACTCGCTCTGCGCCTGGGGTAATGCGTTGCCTCTATCGTCACCACGCTCCGACACCGCCAGGTAGTAAGCTCCCAGTATCACCGGGTACTCTGGGATCGTCAGGATGTCGGTTTCTACCGCAAGGTCATCCTGTGGGACGCGGCCGTAAACCCGGATGATGTAAATCGAGCCGGGGGTCGGGTAAAACTGGATGATCGGATCGTCGCCGCTCTGGCCGTTAATCCTCCAATAGCTGGGCTCTGAATTCGCCACATCCGTGAAGTCGGAATAACGCTCCATACGCTCCCTGCTGATAGAGAGAATGGTGCCTTTGGTTGTCAGGTTGTGCACCCGCAAAACCTGCGAGCGCTTGCCGAAGTCGGTCAGCGTGTAGGAGTCGATTCCAGTCGTTGCAGTGATGTTGTGAATATCTTCCTGCTGCAGCCAGGACCACGCGTCTTCACACTCTCGCTTTGCTTGGTTCACAAACTCGGCAATCATGGTTGCATAAGTGTTCTCCGCAATCGTGGCAACGGTTGGCTGGCGTAGCCGTTTCAGGACTGCGTTAACGATCTGCAGGTAGGTCATGTCAGCCCCTTAAAGATGGGGAGGGACCGAAGCCCCTCCCCGGTTGGTTTACGCCACAACAGCGAATGCGATCCCTGCGTCAGCGCGGAGAAGTCCCGTGCCGTAGATCGTGTCCGAAGTCATGAGATCGGCGAGATATTCTTGTTTGTATTGTGTTTGCATTCTTATATCCACCTGTGTTACCAATGCAAAAGCACTCTTGTGCATCAAGAGTCCGATCCTGGCTGCTCCCGTTGCCGTCGGGCACTGGGTCGACACGAATACCTCCGTGCCGTAGATATTGCCCAATCGACCGTTACGGATGCTGTTCGCCATCCCCACCTCACCGACGAATGCCTGTTCAGTGAAGCGTGCCAGCCCTAGAAGGGTATTCTTCGAGACTGGCGGGATGACCATCACCCGATCACGTTGCGGGGTGTTGGCATCGTCCAAGGTCTGGATCATCTGGCGGATACCGGGATCAGCCAGCGCGGCTTCGTTGGTGCCAACATAGGCCGTTGATCCATCGGAGCCGATCACCGCAGCATCCCACGTTGCATCATCCGTTCCACCCTGAAGCACGCGCCCAACAAGATGAAGATCGGAATCAACCTTCGTAGCCAATGCATAGCCCGCGTCGTCCGTGTAGAACTGTCTCAAGCTGTCCAGTCCTTGGACGGTAACAATATCCTCAATCAACCTGGCGTAGTACCAATGTTGGTCGATAACAATTGACGTGTCCGTTTCGGTCGACTGAATCGGATCGATGATGGTGTTCGCCGCCTTCTCAAGCGCCGCGCCACGAGCAGGAGTCGGAAGATTTAGCGTATCTCCCTTCTTACCCTGGTGGTTGAAGTTAGTGACAAGGGCAGCAAGCACAAGGTTCGCCTTGTACGCTGCAATGACCTCATCACTCCAAAGCTCCGGAATAAATACCGCAGCTGTGGTAGTCGTTGTTGCGTCTGGATATGCCATCTACCTGAATCCTTTAATCCCTTACCCTTCCTTCGGTATATGCCTTTCGGATATCGGGCAAGAGTTCGTTGTATCTGGATGGGTTCGTCTGCTTCAGTGAGCGCAGATCGGCCCGTGAAAGGATCTTACGAGGGTCGATTCCTGACACACCTTTCTCAGTGGCAACGGCGCGGAGCTTGCGGTCTCGTTCAACAGCCTTCTTCTCGATGCTATTTGCATTCGCCTTTGAATTGCCCACGTCTTGCCAAGTCGATAACAACTCGGCTGCGGATTCAAAGTCGGCGGCATCTGCCGCAATGAATAGCTTCGTCCTGACCTTCGATTTACCTACCCATTCCTGGAAATCATTGCTCTGCACGGTCTTTTCCCAGCCTGGATAG